GCGGCCGACCTCACGAGCAACGGGACTGTGAATCCGCAGTTCTACTTCGTGACCGTCAACTCGTCCGGACAGATCAACTTCACGGGCGCTGGCGCCGTCGCCGATGGCGTGGTCCAGGACAAACCCAACGCGCAGGGAGTGGAGGCCGAGGTCGCGATCCTTGGCATCACCAAGCTGCTGACCGGCGCGGCGGTCAATGCCGGCGATCCGCTCATGGCCAATGCCAGTGGCCAGGCCATCACTGCGACCACCGGCAATTTCGTGCGGGCGCGTGCGCTGGCTGCCTCGGCGGGGGCTGGCGTCATCATCCCCGCGCTGCTTCTCGGCCCGTACAAGATGTAGCGATTCATCAAATAGGAGAAATCACAAATGCCTCAGCCAACACTACAAGACGTTCACGTCAATCGGCCACTGACGAACATTTCCGTGGCCTACCTTCAGGAGGCCGCCGGAGTCGAATTCGTCGCGGACAAAGCCTTTCCGGCGGTGCCGGTCGAAAACAAAAGCGATCTCTACTACACCTACGCACGGGCGGATTTCAACCGCGATGAGATGCAGAAGCGCGCGCTTTCGACCGAGTCCGCCGGCACGGGTTACAACCTGAATTCCACCGGCACTTACAACTGCGACGTCTGGTCGCTGCACAAGGACGTGGATGACCAGATCCGCTCCAACAGCGACTCGCCGCTCGCGCCGGACCGCGACGCCACCATCTTCCTGACGCAGAAGGCGCTGATCCGCCGTGAGAACCAGTGGGTCTCCAGGTTCTTCGGCACCGGGATCTGGACCAACAACGTCAGCGGCCAAGCGACTGCGGACTCCACGCACGTCATCTATTGGGACGCCGCGAACTACCCGAACGGCAGCCCGATCACCGACATTCGCAACGCAAAGACCCAGATGCGTTTGTCGAGCGGCGGCTTCGCGCCGAACATCTTCGTGGTGAGCCGCCCGGTGTTCGATAAGCTCGTGGATCACCCCGACTTCATCGACCGCACCAAGTACGGCCAAACCGCGCCGAACCCGGCAGTGGCCACGCGCCAGATCATGGCCGAGATTCTCGAACTGGACGAGATCCTGGTCATTGACGCGGTGTACAACACTGCGGCCGAGGGCGCAACCGAATCCAACGCGTTCATCGGCGGCATGAGCGCGGCGCTGTTTTACCGACCGAAGAATGCCGGCCTGATGACGCCCAGCGCCGGGTACGTGTTCAACTGGACGGGCCTGATCGGAACCACCGGCGGTGCCGGCGTGCGCATCAAGACGTTCCGTATGGAGCACCTGGCTTCGGATCGCGTGGAGATCGACTCGGCATTCGATATGCGCCTGGTCTCTGCGGATCTCGGATTCTACTTCAACAACGTGATCTCGGCGGTGTAGCCATGATGCTTCGTCGTGAATCATGGGCGCGGCTGACCAGGGGCCTCATTCCGCCGCTTTACGTTCTGCGCCCGTTGCAGGGCTTTACGCCGTCTGACATCGGCGACGAATATCCCGCTCCGGACGCCACAAACAAGGTCCAGTTGACGCGCGCGCGGCAACTCTACGAGCAACGCAGGATCGGGACTCAGGCCGAGGCCGAGCGGGCAATCTCCAAGCTTCCCAAGCAGGAACCGGCCAAGCCGGGAAAGGAAAAGAGGCATGGCAGTCAAAGTGGAAAAAACACCCGTTAACGCTCCGGAGTTTCAGAGCGCGGGTCCGCAGCCGAACTTCAAGGGCAGCTACCCATCGAAGCAGAAGCAGTTCCTTTCGGCGGTGCAAACGGGCAATGGCGCGCAGCAGAGCATCGCGCATGGGTTGGGAGCAGTGCCCGCCGGCGTGCTGGCATCCTGCACGGACAACAGCGGGAGCACCAACGTTTTCACGGTCACAGAAGGTACGCACACCGCGACCAACGTGCTCGTGACGGTGACGACGGGCGCCAAGTACAAGGTCCTGGCCTGGCTCTGATTCCGATGAAAGCAAACTCGTTCGGCAATATCCCGGTACCGACGCCCGGCACGCCCGTCCCCGTGTCCGCTGATCCGAATCTGCGCGTGGAGCGGATGCGCTTCGCCGCAGTGATCGGTCAGACAGGGCGCGTGTTCCTCGGCGTCTCCGGCATGAACAAGACGAACGGCACAGGCGTGGTCAAAGAGTTCTGGCCCACCGGCTCTGGTGGCGGCGTCGCGGATTCATTCGACATCTGGGCGGAAGACTCCCGGCATTTGCTGCTGCCGTCGGATTACTACATCGATGCCAACAACGCGGGCGAGGGACTGATCGTCGCCTACTGGACGTGAGATGGGGAACTGGCCCACCATCGAGGCGCTGGTAGACGGCGTCATGCTCCAAACCTTCGGTGAACCGGTCGTGTACCAACCGGTGCAGGCCGGCGCGGCCCAAGGGGACCCGTTCACAGTAACGGCCATCCGCCACCTTCGTCCGCGCGAGGAGTCAGGCGCGGTGGCGAACTTCGAAGAGATCTCGGTGAATCCCTCCGACTTCTCGAATCCGCCGGCAAAGGGCGATTGGGTGACTGCCTGGGGCACGCAGTACGTAGTGACGACGGTGCGGCAGCCGGACGCCTACGGCATGCTCAACCTGGCACTGCTGCAGCGCGCGAGTTAGCGGTTCCGTGTGATCAATCCGAAAACAATACTTGGCGAGTGGGTCACCGCGCTCCAGTCGTGCCCGGACTTGGTGACGGCTGCCGGCGGCGATGGCAATAAAATCCGCGCGTTCATGGAAGGACTGGCTACCGACAACAATCTGCGGCTGGCTATTCTCCAGATGCCGCCCGGCTCGATCCTGGTTGCCTGGAACGGCACCACGCCGCGGCGTCTCACGGGCGGCGCACTGCACTTTGCGCATCGCTTCTCGATCTACCTGCGCGCGCCGGAACAGAACTCCACAGCCACCTATGCCGATCTGTTCTGGCTGCTGGTGAGTTCGATGCCAACGGGCGCTCCATCGTGGTCATCGCTCTTGCATTTCCAGATCGACCCCAATTGTTACCCGATGGACATGGACCTTCCGTCTGCCCAGCGAAACACGGTTGTGGTGAGCGCAGACGGCGCGACGCTCGATTATTTTGAGGTGCAAGCAACGCTGGTGGAACAAGGCAATCCCGGCGGGGAGTGAAGGAGAACGTTATGGATTGGGTTTTCATGCAATCGCCCGAGGGCGAAGTGAAGGAAGTCGAAGCGACAGCCGCAGAGCTCACACCGCTCATGGTCGCCGGGTGGCGTCAGGTTCCTCCGCCAGCGGCCACTGGCCCAAAACCGGCAACTCCGGTTCAGGAGAAAAAGTAGCATGGCAAACATCAATGAACTGCTGAATGGCTGGGGCTTCGGCAAACAGACCGCCATCGGGACGGCGAATGCTTCCACTGCCATCTGGCGTCACACGAACCTCAATACGAAGCCGTGGGCGAAAGTTCCGGTGAACGAGGATGACCGGGCTGAGATCGGCAAGGGCCATGAGTTCCCGACGCAGCTCTTCAAGTCGCATTACAACATGCCGACTTACGAGATCTCGAAGTACGCCTCGTCGGAAATCCTCGCATGGGCGTTGGCGTTCTCGCTAGGCAACGTGACCGTGAGCGGCAGCGGCCCGTACACGTACACCATCATTCCGGCTCTGGGGGCGACGAATCCAACCGGCCTGGAGTTGCCCTACTTCTCGTTCGTGCAGCAGATCCGGCCTGGCGGCTCGGCGGTGCTGGACGAAATGCTGGTGGGCTGCGCCGTCAAATCGTGGAAGCTGTCCATCAAGAACAGCCCCGGTCGCGCCAGCGCGATGATCGCAGCGGAATGTGTGACTACCGGGCAGTACACCTCGCCCAGCGGAATCACCCTGCCCGCCGTGTATTCACCGCATGAGTTCAATGCCGGCATGATCACCGCGCTGACGTTCAACGGCATCAACTATCTCTCCGGCGGCAGCGCCAAGGACTTCGTATCCATGGAAGCGTCGTGGGACAACAACTTCCGCCCCGGCTTTTTCCCCGGCTCGGGAACGCAGGATGGCTACCAGGTCCAGGGACGTTTCGAGTGGGGCGACCGCGTCTTCGCGGTGCAGTTCGTGGTGCGTGTCGAGGCCGGATCGGCCGAGTATTCGAACCTGATCAATCTGACGACCGGGACCGCCACGTTCACCGTGACCCGCGACGCCAACAACTCGTTCACGATGCTCATTCAGAAGATGGGCTTCAACGTCGCGGAACTCAGCAACACTGACGGAATCGTGACGCTCCAAATCACCGGCGTCCAGCTTTACGACCCCACCAACGGGATGGTGACGATGACCGTCGTGACGCCGCAAACGGGTATCTGCCAATAGGAGGCTTGAATGGAAACCGAAAGGAAAGCGGGCTTCGATGCGTCGAAGCCGTTTGTGGTGCCGATCCTCTCAGGCGGCGAGAAGAGCTGCGAGGTGCGCTTCCCGACGGACGAAGAGTGGTGCGCATGGGCGCGTGCGCAGCGCACGGTCCGGCATTTTCTCGGGCGCGGGAAGTCGCAGAGCGAAGATGTGGACCTGCCGAAGATCAACGCGGAGTTGTTCGCGAAGATCCGCACCGACAAAGAAGGGCCGGAGTTCGATGACGCCGAGGCCGGCATGGTGATCGGCCGCATCGAGCGGTGCGCCGTTGCCAGCGTGGAGCGCGAAGGCATCAACTACCGGATCGAGATGAAGGTTCCCGGCGCCCGTGTGGTTCACGTGCTGCGCATGCCGACCGCGAAGGAGATGCAGGACCACGAGCGGGCTTCCACCAGCGTTGTGGCCGCACGGCGGTCGGTCGAGACGCGCGCGTTTCTTGAACCGAGCGGAGCGCTCTACGACAAGCTACACATCTCGCACGATGGCTATGCCGGCGCTGTGCCCATCGTTCACAAGTCGGCGGCGGTGTCCGAAGTGATCGCGCAACTGGCCATCGAGGCTGACGAAGACCCGGAATAACGACGCCCGGCGACTGGCCGGAGTATCCGGGCGTTCGGTTTCTGGTCCGCTCGGTGCTGCACCAGGGCGGGCTGTGCGGAGCCGAGGAAGAGTGCCCCGACCGCGTCTTCCGCTGCCGGAAGTGCGGCTACTCGGCGCAGACGGAATTGAATGGCTGCCCCGCTTGCGGAGCGGATTGGAAGGCCATCGATGTCAGCCACGGGCCGGGCTGTCCCAAGAACCTCCTCGAAGAGGCGATGGACACGCCGAACGGCGCTCTCGTGCGGCGATGCTTTCGCATTCTGAACGCGAAGAGCATCGGCCTGACGATCACGCTGGCGGACATCAGCGAGGAAGAGTTCCGGGTGCTGGAGTTGATCGAAGCCGAACGCCAGGAGCAGATCAAAAACGGCGACGTTGGGACCACGAACTCCCGGTAGACGGTCTGGTCACCCTCAAGCCGCCGCTATCTCAAAAGCGGTCAGATTCTATATTGGGCAACTGCTGTCGGTTGCGCGAGATGTCAAACTTGGCGTCCCGCTGCGATGTATGATTGAAGGTTACGATCTTTCCACGGCTTTGTGCCATGATTGCGGCCCGATGGCATATCCTGTTCCGATTCAAACGCTTGCAGGTGTATCGAATAGCCAGCGACGCGCCCGGTGCATTGTGCACGGGTGCGCGCTCGCTCCGCCGGCATGGAAGCGCCCCGCGACATCCTCCGAATCGACCCTCCATCAGTTGGCACCCTACATCGGCAAGCTGAAAAGCACAATTGCCAGGGACCTCATTGATCACTATTCGAAGCCAGGAAACGTGATAGTCGATCCGTTTTCGGGCTCCGGCACGATTCCTCTCGAAGCATTGCTAGCGGGAAGAAGGGTCATTGCTTCGGACGTGAGTAGCTACGCAGCGACGCTGACGCAAGCGAAGCTGGCTGCTCCGACAACGTTGGGAGATGCACTCGTCACCGCCGAGAGACTATTGTCGGCGGCAGACGCGAGCCAGACAGCAGACCTCCGTCGAGTACCAGGATGGGTGCGACAGTACTTTCACCCAAAGACCCTCAAATCAGCTATAGCGTTCGCGAGAACCTGCCGGGCCGAGAAGAATCACTTTTTGATGGCGTGTCTGCTGGGCATTCTGCACCACCAAAGACCCGGGTTCCTGTCCTACCCGAGTAGTCACCTCGTCCCCTACTTGCGGGATCGCAAGTACCCGCGTCGGGAATTCCCAGAGATGTACGCCTACAGGGCACTACGTCCGCGTTTGGTAGCGAAGATTCACCGCGCCTTTCGCCGCCGTCAATCGACAGATGCAGAGGGGATATTTCGTCAGGTCTCTGTGGAAGACCTCAGGTTGTCTGAAAGCTTCGATGCAATGATCACGAGTCCTCCCTATATGAACGCCCTTGATTATTCAAGGGACAATCGGCTCCGTTTGTGGTTCCTCGAAGAAGATTCACAGTTTGAAAGCAATGACCACAACAATAGCTGCGCGGAAGGATTCATTCGCCAAATGATTGCCATAGCACGACTCAACGAAAGGGGCCTCGTTAAAGGTGGGCGCTGTGTGCTCGTGGTCGGCGAGTCAGTCAGCCGCCGCCAAACCGTCCATCCAGCACAACACGTAGTGGATGTCTTTGCGGCTCATGCGCCAGCTTTGGTCCTTGAAAAGGTCATCACCGATTCGATTCCCGACATTCGAAGGGCTCGCCGCGACTACCGCGGTGTGAAGACGGAACAAATACTGGTGTTCCGAAATCCTCAAGCGTAATGAAAAGACATCGACCGTCTATGCAACAGAATTTCGCTTGGCTCGCAGCACTGGAAGGACAGCACGTAGGTGACTACGTACTCGACAACTACATCGGTTGCGGCAGGATCGGTTACGTCTATCGTGCCCACCTCGCCGACATTCCCGACATCGAGCACGCAGTCAAATTAGTGCCTAACCTCAAAGAAGGATGGGAAACGGAGCTAAAAAAAGTCGGCAAGCTATCTAAGGTTTCCAATGTTGTCCACTTCCACCATCTCGGTACAGCCACGGTCCGATCCGGAAAGCACTCGGCCGCCGTCCAGTATACCGTCTGGGACTATGTCCACCCCGGACGAAATCTGAAGTCGATCCTGGATGGACAGACGCTGATTACCGGCAGCTTCGTGCTCGCGATTATAGAAACTATCCTCCGCGTTCTCCATGCATGCCAATGCCGAGACATTCTCCGCCACGGGGACTTGCATCCAGGCAACATTCTCATAGGCGAAAAAGACGAATCTCAACTTGACTCAAATCTTCGGCCAGTTGAACCAGTTTACGTGTCGGACTTCGGCTATGGTGCGACCTACGGTGGGCCACCACCCAAAGACGACTATCGGGGCCTCGCATCAATCGCCGACTCGCTGACAAAGAAGGTTGATTGGGCGACGGCCAACAGCAGTGACCGGCAGCTCTTGGCGGGGACGGCCTCTGTCCTCCGGAAGGTTCTTTCGGAAGATACACAGAGCGAGCGGACCTCTCCCAAAGACATTCTTGAAGCGCTATCAGCAGTCCGAAGTCAGGCCGGCAGAGTCAGAGATGGAGGCCACCAGGATCAGGCGCGGACCGGTTCGCGAGAGCCACGGAGGTTCTCAGTAGGTTCGTATCAAGTCAGCGAGATGTTGGGCGATGACTGGGGGCTTTGGCAATCGCTCTTCGTTCCAACCGTTCCTGCTAGATCTCGAATTCTTGAACGCGACATTACCTCTGTAGTCACTGGCCCTCGAGGTTGTGGCAAAACTATGCTCTTTCGCCGGTTGAGTGAGCGGCTAATCGTCGAGTGCGGGCCGATTGACGAGAGTATGGTCTCATTTGCTGGGATCTACATCAACGCTAACGACATTTCAGATGCGTTTTCTGTGTTTTCGGACGCTCCGGACGCTGGTGCACTCAGTGATCTCTTCTGCTATGCCCACCTTTGCATCTTGGCCGATTTTCTCTCGGTGGAGGCTGCACACGCTCGGCTTCAGGGCGTGCAGTCCTCACCGACGCTGATCCAACTGTTGACGGACTGGCTTGGTCAACCCAGGCACGCCGCACCAATCATTGCTGAGGAAAACCAACTCGAGCGTCATCGTGCACTGTTGGAACAGATCAAGAACTCGTTTGTCACTCGGGCAACCATCGACGGGTTCCCTGGCCGCTCAGAGTTCGGGCACCATGCGTGGCTCAAGCGTATGGTGCCATTGATGCGAGGCGCTTGCCCATGGCTGGGTGACAGGATAGTTTTCTTTTTCGTCGACGACTATACAACGCCCCGTCTCTCATTGAGTATGCAACGGGCGCTGAATAGGATTTTCTTTCAGCGGTCGCACGAGTTCGTGTTCAAAATTGCGACGGAGGCGGCGACGACGTTCTTGTCCGAAGACCTCACCGGTAAGGCGTTGCAGGACGGTGACGACTACAGGCTGGTTGATCTAGGTGAAGAAGCGCTTTTCATGACTGACAGTGAGCGCGCTGCATTTCTCAGCGAGGTATTTGCAAAGCGTCTTGCGTCCGACCAACGCATAGCAACGGAGGGTCGCACACTCGCCGGCCTCCTCGGTTCGTCCGGCAAATCGAAGACTGCGTTTGCGCGGCTGTTGCGCTCCGAAGAACGGGAGCCATCTGAAGTGACCAAGGTTGGATCACTTCGAGGAGCGACGAAGAGAAGGGCACTCTATCATGGTCAGGATGTCTTCTGCTGTCTTTGGTCCGGCGACACTCGAATCATGATTCAGCTCTTGCAGGACGTCGTCGATGCAGGCACTGTAAACGACACGGCCATTCTGACAAAGCGGATTGACGAAGAAGATCAAGATCGGGCTTTTAGAAATCGCGGCAGTCAATGGCTCGACATGCAGACCCGCAACCAGCCTAGCAATCCGAAGGTCGTGAAGGCGCTGCTTGACACGGCCGACGGCTCACACGGCTTCCGCGAATTGGCCGGCGGTTCCTACGGAAGCCACCTGAAGGCTATCGTAGAGGCTTTCAAAGAGTCCGCCCGCTTGGAGCTCCTAGGACCAGTGTACGTGATGAAGGAAAACGGTAGATCGCGAGAAGTTCCAAAGATGGCCTTCAGAATTGAAATAACAGACGAGTTTCGACTCGACGGCCTGGCGACGGAGATCTATCGAGACTTGATTCGTTACGGGCTCTTCATGCGCGACGCACGCGGAAAAAGTGTGCGCGGCGCGATGGTTCCCCGCTTATACCTTCGGCGCCTGCTTTTGCCCTACTGCGTGCTCGCACTGTCAAAGCGCGACAGTGTCGCGATGTCCTGCGAATGGTTCCGGAGTCTTTTGCTCCATCCCGACACCTTCATGGAGTCCTGGCAGAGGCACCGGCAGCCAGAACTTGCAGTCAGCCGCGACCAGGGCCTGTTGGACTTCGAGGGTGCCGAGCGACGTGTCGTCGACTCTGATCCGAAGTACCATGACCTGGAAGATGAGGATTGATGCTCTAGGAGTATTTATGTCGAACACTCGAACGGAAGATGGGATTATCCTGCCGCAAGTCGTCGCCTGCCCCGAGAGATTAGTGGTCGACCGCACCGCGATTGTCGCTGCCGCAGGGTTCGAGGACCGTACATTGGCGCTCGTGTCGAGCCTTCGTCAGACCGATTGCGCACTTGGTTTGGTCGTCTACAAAGACTGGGGCACCGAGAACCGGCAAGACGACTTGCTTGAATCCTATGCTCGGACGGGAATCGGGCTGTTCGCGCGGAAGTGTCTAGAGTACGATCGATATGATCCTGATAGTTTCGGAAGTGCATTTAAGAATTGGTTGAACGAAGTCGGTCACCAGCGAGTTCTCCTGGATATCTCAACCATGTCCAGGCTTGCCATCATGGTAACTCTTGATGTTTGCCGTGAGCTAGAAAAGAGCGTTACCATCTTCTATGCTGAAGCCAAAGAGTATGGTCCCTCTGAGGAGGAGTATGTCCGGGCGAAGGCGGGCGTTTATCCGCGGCCAAGCATCCAGGTTTATAGTGGCGTCGGTGGTGTCGTGCGCTCACGACGTCTATCGAGCGTTGCGCTTCAGGGGGAGCCGACTGCTCTTATAGCTTTTATGTCGATGAATGAACTGCTGACCCAGGCATTGATTAATTGCATCTCTCCAAGTCGCCTGTTTCTTGTCAACGGACGCCCTCCTCTATACTCGTGGCGAGAGCGTGCGACGGCATGGATTCACGAAGAGTTGCGCCGGGAATGGCCCGAACGGGACAACGCTTGTGTCTTGACAGTGGACGGATTCGCTCTGCCCGAACGTGCAACGTCAACGCTGGACTATGCGGAAACCGTCAGCGTTCTGCTCGATCTCTATTGGAGTAGTTCCGCGGAGTATCGTATCGTCCTTGCTCCAACAGGTAGCAAGATGCAAACTGTGGGGTGTTACATTGCTAAAGGAATCCATACCGACATTCATATTGAGTATCCGACTCCGGAGAGCTTCTTACCTACATACAGCAAGGGTATCGGGAATCGTTGGATGTTAGAGTTTGGTCTACTTGACGCGCTGCTCCGAGAGTTGCGATCAAAGATAATGGCTGATCGCTTAATGGTGCTCCGGGCGTGAATTCAGCCGGTCAATCGTGCGCGAAACATCAATGGTTGTCGTTGCGGCGGATTATTCTAGGGTTCTCCGCATGGGTATTCACCACGGGCAACCTTCCTCACATCAACTGGCTGCGTCACACCTATCTTCGAAGCTGACCGGTACTTTGTTTTCCTATCTCCTGCTCTCAGAGGGTAGTCATGGCCAGATTCCAAACCATCATCAGCCGTGCTCGCTTTGTGTATTCGCCCTACACCGCGACCGAGATGCAGGGCTTCGGTCAGGTGCTGGCGGATTCGATCCGCGCGCGCATTCAGAGAGGACAGAATATCTACGACCAAGCCGCCGCGCCGCTGAAGCCCGGACTGCCGGGCCGGCGTGGGTATCCCGACTACAAGGCGGCACGCGGCCTCCAGCCCATCCGCGATTGGACCTGGAGCGGGCACACCCTCCGCTGCCTCAAGGTCCTGACCGCGAACGAGAATCGCGCGGCAATCGGGTTCCTCGACGAGAGCCTTCCTGGGCGGCGGCTGACCGCTTCTCAGATCGCCGCCTTTAACAATCGGCGCGAAGCGCAATGGGGCGTGTCGCCGCGCGACCGCCAGGCGGTTCTCGCCGCATTCCAGGCGCGTCCTTTCGTGATGCTCAAGGCAGCTTAAGATGTCAGACCAAGCAGAGCGCGTAATCCTCGAAGCCGAGGACCAGGTCACCCCGTTCGTGGACAAGGCCAACGCCGGCCTGGACAGCTTTGAGAAGAAAGCCGAAACGTCGCATGGCAAGGTGATTCGGATTTCGGATCAGACGCGATCCAGCGTCCAGCGTTTGATTGCCTCCCTCGAAAAGCAGGCCGAGACGTACGGCAAGAGCGGCGTGGACCGGCTGATCACTCAGCGGGATCAACTGTTACAGCGGTACAACCGCGAGCCGCAGGCCATCGACGCGATCACCCGATCCTACGAGAAGATGATCGCCATGGAGGAGAGGGCCGCGCGTGAAGCTCTTGCGGTCAAAGCGGCCAAGGAAGCCGAAGAGGCGTTGCGGAAGCAGGCCGAATCCATTACCTCGTTCGGCGAGCGCGTCAGCCAATTCATGGAAAATCCGCTCCAGGGAGCGAAGGGCGCGGTCTCGTCCGTGCTTACGGCTCTTGGCCCCTTTGGCGTCGCTGTCGCGACCGGCGCGGCCGTCCTCGGCACCATTGCGGTTTCCGCATTCGAGGCGGCGAAGAGCCTCGGCGAGTACGGCACGCGTGTGAAGGACGCGGAACTGCGCACCGGCTTGGCTGCGAAAGAAGTTGGGCAGTTCGGCTTCGCGGCGCGCGCGGTCGGGCAGGACATCTCGATTGTCGAGCGCCTCATGCGCGGTCTCTCCCAGGCGGCCGACGACAATTCCCAGGAAGGCGAGAAGGTGCGGACCACCCTGCGCGGGATGGGCATCGATCTTCATACCGCCACCGGAGAGATGAAACCCACCTCCGAGATTCTGGTTGAGATTTCCGAGGGTTTGAACAAGCTCCCGGAAGGGCTTCAGCGAGACGCGGCCGCCATGGACCTGTTCAAGCGGGTGGGCGTAGAGGCGATTCCGTTCATGACGGAACTCAACGAGAACCTGCGCGTGGCCCACGAGCAGGGCTTCGGGCCGACCGAAGAGGACATTCGCCGCTTTTCCGAATACCAGTGTGAAGTGACCGTGCTCGAAACCAAGTGGGACTCGCTGGTCCGCAAGTTCAAAGAAGGGCTGGTCGTCACCGTAACCTGGGTTGGAAAGGGCGTCGATTGGTTCCTCAACAACATCTCGACTGCCGGCGATGAAGAACGGCAGCGCCGCGAAGAGGAACAGGCGATGCAGGATGCGGCCGACATTCGGGCGGCGGGCGGCATTGGAGCGAAAATGTCAATCTCCGGTCATCGCCAGGAAGTGGCCGACCTGGAACGCCGGGCGCCGGACATCATGAAGAACCGCGATGCCACCTTGAAGCGCATCGAGGACTTGCGGGCACAACAGCAAGGGCTGGTTGGCGATTTCGGCATTCTGCAAGCCATCGCTCCCACGCGCGACGAGGAGGCACGAGCGAAGCGCGCGAGCGATATCCAGGCCCAGATCCAGCAGTTGCAGAAGATGCTGGAGGGTGCCGAAGCGGCCACCAAGCGGACGGACATGCGTTCAGGCAAAGAAGAAACGGATCGGCTTCGCGCCCGGTTCTTTGGCACGCACGAGGGCATGGAGAGGGCCTACGCCGACGCCAAGAAGGATGTCGAGCGGCTGCAGAAGCAACTGCTTGAACCGGACAAACCGTTGACGAAGGCCCAGGCACAGGATCTGGGGCAACAACTCCACACCGCAGAAGCTACCGAAGCGCGCCGCAAGGCAGCACTGGATGCGGTCGCAAAGGGCGCGGAGCAGCTCAAGGATTTCCGCCGCCAGGCTGCCGAGTTCGAGAAGAAGGGCGATGAAGCCGAACTCGACGCAATCGGCAAGATCTACTTTCAGCGGGACCAGCTACTGAAGCAGGCCGCGCAAGTGAAGGCGTCGGAATCGGAGATTGCAGCGATCCGCAAGGCGGCGGACGAGCAGGCAGGCGTGCTGTCGAAAAAGGCATGGGAAGAATTTGAGAAGTACGACGAGAAGCAGAGAGCCGAGCAGAGCAAGAAAATGCTCGCCCTCATGATGCCTTCGAAGGAGCAGATGAAGGAGTGGGAGGAAGGCTTCGCCGCGCAGGAACGTATCGAGGACATCGGAGTCCAGGAGCAACGGGACGAACTGCGGCGGCGCGCTGCGCGATCCGCGCGCATGGCGGAACTGACTGCCGGGCAGGAAACGCCGATGGCAATGTCCGAGACGGAAAAGCGGGAGATGGCGGCGCGAAAGGAAGAGGCAGCGGCGCAGCAAGCCTACCAGATCAGGCTCGATCTGGCCGTCCAGTTGGCGGGCATCGAAGCGGAGCGGATATCGAAGGAAGAGAACGCGGCGAAACGCTCCGTCCTGGCGGCGCAGGCGCAGAAGGATCTGTTCACGGAAATCGCCCAGGCGCAGGATCAGCTTGAGGAAAATGAGGCGCAGATCCAGCAGAAACGCCAGCAGGAGATCCAGTCGCAGTTCGACAACCTGCAGAAACAGGCCGAGAAGCTGTTCGATGTTCTGTTCACGAAGCCTAGGAACTTCGGCAAGGACTTAGTGAACACGATCCACTCCGCGGTGCTCAAGCCGGTGACCGAGACGCTGGGCGGAATGGCGGCGAACGCTCTGCATCCGATCATCTATGGCGCGGACGGGCAGGGCGGGCTCGCGGGCATTTTCAAGGGATCTGTCGGCGGTAAGCAGGACCCGGTGCGCGTGTCCACCGACCAGAACACCACCGCGACCATGCAGAACAGCGCGGTGATGGCGGCGCTCACGGCTGTCCTGGCGGCAGGCTTGGGAGTGGCGGCTCCATCCTTGCAGAGTCGCGCCGGCGGCGCAGCGGGCGTATTGGGCATTTCCATTCCATCGATCTCGGCGCCGGCCAAGATGAGCGCACCTATGGGAGCGGGCGGCTACTCCCCCGCTCCTTGGAGTTCCAGCGCCACTGGATTCAACCCTATGGCAATGCTGTTCAGCGGTGGCACGCGTAGCGGCTCCGGAGCGGCTGGCGGCGGAACTGGGCTCAGCGGGACGGGTGACTCTTCGGCGGGCGCGGCCACCGGCGGTTATACTCCCGCTCCTTGGGCTACTGGCGGCGGAGATTGGTCCGGTGCATCGGCGGGGACGACGACGTTGAACCGGGCGCCAGGCGGGACGGGCGGATTCAATCCGCTGGCGCTGTTGTTCGGCGGGGCGCGCGGCAGCGCGGCTGGCGCGAGCGGGCCGAGCGGTCTGGCGGGAATCGTCAGCAACCTCAAGAGCACGAACTGGGGAAGCTTCAAACGGAGCCCGTCCAGCCCGATCTACGGCACGGATGAGAACGGCAGCGACGTCCAGACCGGAGATTCCGGCGGTAAAATCACAGGCGTAGGCGGCGTGGCCGGGGCTGCGCTTGGTGCTGGCGGCATGATGCTCGCCAGCGCTGGTTTGATGGGGAACAACCGCGGCACGTGGGGCGGCATCGCCGAGGGCACTGCGGGCGGAGCAATGATCGGAATGCAGATGGGCGGACCGCTGGGGGCGGCGATTGGCGCTGGTGCTGGCTTTGCTATCGGCGGGATGGAGATGTTGCTCGGTATTGTGTCGCCGGCGCAGAAGGCGCACGACGACATCAAGTCGATATATAACGTGAGCATCCCGACCAACAGCGGGACGATCAAGCAGGTCGTGCAGATCGCGCAGTCGCAGTTCGGCGGGGATATTGCGGTGGCCGTGCGGTCACCGAGCGTGCGTCAACTCGTGATGCTGTACTCGGAAGCCACTGGCCAGAAGATGCCCCTGTCGGCCACGACGCCCTATGCCGGGAGCTTGGTGGAGCAAGGCGGCAAGCTCTATCAACAAGCCAGCTACCAGGATGGCCAGGCGCATGTCTACGCATCGAACATCCCAACGCTCGGCGGGATCGCAGCGGGGACCTATCCCACTTCCGGTGGCCCGAACACGTCTGGCGGCACAGGCGCGACGTACATGTCGCTGAGCATCAGCGGCAACGACGCGGCCAACTTCATGACTGGCCAGTTTGTGACGCCGCAGTTCGTGACCGACCAGGCGATGGCAGCACAGTATTCGAGTTACGGCCGTACGCAGCAATCGGCCAACATGCAGCTACCTGGATTGACGGTGGCGTGATCTCGTGCCAGGCAACCTCACACAAGTCGAACCCAACGGGGTGATGCCGGCGTCACTATGCACCGCGTTCACGGAGTTGCGCGAATACGCTCAACTTCAGAATCAGTATCACGACGGCACGATCCAACGCTCGCAACTTGGGCAAACCTCGCGCCGGACGTTCCGGATCAGCAAACGCTTGAGCGCATCCCTGCTCTCCGCGTTGTACAGCTTCTGGGGTTCTCAGAATGGCGGCCTGACGCCGTTCGCCTTCTACAATCCGTTCGATGTAACCGCCGGCCAACAGATCGGCAGCAACTACGATCCCTCCGGGAACAATACGCAGGGACGCGTTACCGTCGTGTTCCGTGGCAACTGGGCGCAGGCCTCGGATATCGCGCGGACGAACGTGCAGGGCTTGGAACTGGTGGAGATCGCTTGAAGAACACACGGTTCGGCGATCTCTTAATACGAAGACGTGATACCCAGGAATGTCGGGAGGAACCACTCCCGACAAATCTCCTCGTAGATTCTCCCGAGATTAGCCAACTGGCTCCACAACGTTCGAATATCCTGGAGGTCGAGGACCTCGGATAGGGTGAAGGAGGTCATCTCGTCGTTCGTCCAAACGGAGCCTTCTTTCTGAGATCTTTCCGCGACATCGGGCGACCGCCGTGTTTGCCCCGGATGCCCATCCCGGAGAAAATTATCCAATCCCCGATGAGCGTGGGTAATCGCAAACCAGAAGTCCGACGAGGTCCAAAAGTCATAGCGAAGATTCACTTGTGCAAAGTGCCGCGCGACACTTACTAGATCCGCATCACTCGTATAGTCCAACTCGTTCTTTTGGTACGCAAACTTCTGAAATGCGGCCATCAGCTTTGCGCGTTTGCCATAGAACCTCAATGGGACGAGCGCGGTGGGGGTGTTGATGATTTCATTCTTCTCCGGCACGTGAACCACCTTCGATTTCTTCTGACCGTATTCTGGATCGGTCGGGAGAATAATCTTGTCAATGTAGTCATTCAGGCAAACGAAAAAGGCTCGCCTGCTTTTCACTTCGACCAATACCAACAGCACGGGGACGGTTGAGCCCATCCTCTGGACGGTTATCAGCTCAGGCGTTTCCAGTTGAAAGGCAATCGTATTGATACTGACTGGATCGACGGCGTCCGGCAAGTTGCGGGTTGAAGCCGCATATTTCTCGACGTTAAGCCTGGGACTTAGCGTCAGGGCTTGCAACTCGACGCTCTCCATTCCTTTGACCTGGAAAAAGATATGCTCACCGAGCGCATCGCTAGTGATGTAGCCGTTCAGGTCTGCCCTTGGCTCATCAAACAGTTCAACCGCGAGATCCAGACCGAAGTCCGGGTGATACTCGCGCAAAGTGAAGTGTCGCGGAAGTAGCATCCGAAGGACCGCAACAGCTTCATCCCCGATGATTTGTGCTTCCGCTTTGCGCTTTGGGCGCATGGCTCTCTTCCTTGGCGCGAGATAACGCGAGCTGGTCGATGCTCGCCTGAACGCCAAGTCATCAGCCATTGTAACGTGACCGGATCGCCAAACAATCGACTCGCGGCGAGATCGCAGGTCAACTCCAGACACACGCCATGTCGGATACCATCGGCCGCATCGCCGTCCCCACGGTGATCAACTCCGGCCAGACATTTCCGCTCACCACGCTATACCCGTTCGGCTTCTCAGTCGAGCGCCCGGTGATCGTGCATCGCTTCGGCAGCCTCGACGCCAAGCAGGAGCAAAGGTACTACGTCGGCATCGGTCCGCGCAGGTTTCAGTTCAAGCATCCGAACCTGAACTGGGCCGAAACCAACCAGCTCAAGGCGTTCTGGGAGTCGATGCAGGGGCCGTGGCAGGCCTTCACCTACACCGTCCCCAGTCCTGATGGAACCACCACCGGCGTGCTGGTCACCTTCGAGCAGGTGCCGATCTCGTTCGAGTACCTGCGCAACGCCGTCCAGATCGGACTGAACTTCATCGAGGTCGTCGATCCGACCCAGGCGCCCAGCTACACGATCAACTCCACCTGCCTGCGATTCCCCTCGACCGCGCTGTCCACGGCGCTGCTCTGCGAAGTGCAGCAGATTGTCCCGCTGGTCCATATCCGGGTGCGCGAATCTGCGGTCGCGGACATCTACCTGTCTGACCGGCGAGTCGCGGTGGGTGGGCAGCTATACCTGCCGCGACTGATCGGGATCGGCGAGCCTGGCTCCGACGTTCTGATCTCGCAGGACATCAAAGGCACCTCCGACAACGTGCGCTTCACCTTCGGCAACGGCGACCGCGTGATGACGCAACTCGCCAACGACACCGACCTGAAGTACGCCGAGATCGACCTCTGCCTATTTCACGTCAATTCCGGAATCCTGCTGCAGCTTTGGAAAGGCGTGATCCAGAACTTCACCAGCGACGGGACGCCGATCTTCCCGGTCACGTGCTCGGACGGGTTCTTCCAGATCATGAATCAGTACCCGGAGCGACAGGTCAGCCGCCAGTGCTGGAAGACCTACAACGATGGCTTGAACTGCCCGTGGGCCAGCAAGGGGCGCAGTGCCTCGGCGGTGACTGCTGCCGGCGGCGATCCCACGAGCTGCGACTATTACCTCGAATCGGCGAACGGTTGCCAGGTGCATGGCATGTCTCCCTATTTCGGCGGGCAGCAGGCCGACCCGCAGGGCGTCGTCATCAAGGATGACTCCACCGGCTTCCTCGGCTTCGGCCGTAACACCGTCACAGCGACTTCGATCATCTCGGACACGATCTGGGGCTTGGCGCTGCCGGAAATCTGGTGCAACTCGGGCGGCAATCCGCTTTACGCGTTCATGGCCGCCGCGATGATGGTGGATTACCGCGATGAATCGGGCTACGCCGACTCGCTCGGTATTTTAAGCGCCGGACCTATCGGTGGATTCACCCCTTCGGCTGTCGTTACGAACGCGGATGGCTACAAATACGTGGTGGCGCCGATGGTCGATGGCTACCTCTGGCAAGGACTGGCGGTCAACGGCAACCTGAACGTCACGAAATACCAGCCGGGCATGGGGCTGCGCTATGTCACCGGCAGCGACCCGGCGAACCAGAGCAGCGACTACTTCTCGCTAGGCCAGGGGTCGCCGCAAGTCTGGGAGCCGAATGTCTACGCGGCGGGCACGGCGGCGTGCGAGATTCGTATCGTCAAGTCCACCACGATTCAGCCGAGCACTCCGGACCAGCACCAGATGACCGTCCCCATCGACTACGGGATGTGGGGCTGGACCTGGGACCAGAACGGCAACCGCACCGGCGTCAAGGGACTGATCAATCCATTTTGGATTGCGGTCAACATGCTGCTGCGCGCGATGGGTTTGTATGGCGATCCGTCCACGGGATCGAATCCCGCCGGCGGAAGCGGTCCCACTTCGTTCGCGCAACTCGCCACGTTCGTGCTGCCGTCGCTGATAGTGGGCGACGGAAGTGGCGCGGCAGAGATCGCCGCAGCGCAGGTCACTCCGATCCTGGGCGTCACGTCGCCAATCGTGAACTATGCTCTCACGACGGCTGGGGAGGCGCTCACAGCTCCACAGATCAACCTTAACCCGGACGGAAGCTACTCATTCTCGTATTGGACCAGCCCGCCCCCGCCGCCCCCGGAGGGGAGCGGAATGCAAACCACCATGTCGATTGCGCAGGCGCTCTCGCTTGGGTATGTCACAGAGACCAGCGTCCAGGGAACCGAAACCCAGTTCCAGTTCCAGGGCGTCATCAGCAGCCAGAAGCCGTTCCGCGACTGGCTCACCGAGGTGCTCAACTGCTGCCTGGGCTTCTACACGTGGGAGTTCGGGAAGCTGAAGGTCGGCTGCCGGATCAACGCCAGCGCAGTGGATGCGTACACGCTCGCGAACTCTCTGTTTCAAACTCTGCGGCTGACACCGATCCAGGCTGGTTTCGAGCACCTGGTGCTTTCGTTCGCCGACGTTGCCTATCAGTACCAGGCCAACACGGCTGAGTATTGCGACAAGAGCCACGCGGCTTACTACGGCCGCGCCGGATCTCCGCTGACCAGTCAGATGCACTCGGTGGGCTGTTCGTCACTCAGCCAGGCGCTGCGGATAGCAGCCACACGCACGCGCGAAGAAGTCGGCGGCGTGACTCCGGCGGAATGGCGCGACGCGCGAACGGCGGCATGGCAGACCACTCTACTCGGGCTTGGTAACGAGGTCGGGCAAGTGGTCTCGATGACCCACCCGGACATTCCCGGCCTCCATGGCACATGCAACGTCTCCGGCAGCACGGCAACGTGGGTAAACGGCGATCCGTGGACCTATGCCGGAACTGGGACCGGGAATTCGGAATTGGTCAACAAGGAAATCGTGATCGGCGCCGCGCAGGTGACGATCACCGCCGTCGGCAGCGACGGTTCCACGATCACCACCTCGCCCGCGCCTCCATCCGGGAGCGGCCTTTCGTTCCAGGTCATCACGATGTGCTTCCGCATTCAGCGATGGAGCCTGAAGAAGGACTGGTCGGTGCAGATCGAGGCGCAGACCGTCACCGAATCGATGTACGACCTGGACGCTGGCCCGAAGCCGATGGACGTGGTGCCCTCGCCCCCGCCGGCCCTGTATTATGCGATCCCGCTCGGCCCCGCTTGGGCACCGTACCAGGTGCAGGCGGCGGCGAATGACGCGCTGTTTCCGGGCGAGTGGACTTTCGATACCGACCAGTCCTACGCACAGATGGCCGACGGCAGCATGCTTGCGAACCTGGTGGTGACCGGGAAACTGCCGGTGAACGAGTTCAGCGCCACCGGCGCGGGTGCGCCTGGAATTGGATCGGTCTTGCAGTCCGCGACGGGCGGATCATTGCCAGCCAACGTGACGCTGCGCGTGGCTATCTGCGCGGTGGATTCAAGCGGGCTTCCTTCGGCCCCGTCGAATATCGCCATCCTCGGAACCTCGGCCTCTGGAACGGACACGTTCACCTTGGAAGGCATCACCTGGCCGGCGGTCGCGGGTCTCGCTTCTTACGTGTTATTCGTCGCGACGCAGGACGATCTGATCTGCGCGCAGGCCACCGGAACGTTGACGGCGGGCGCGAACAACACCTACACGCCCGGCTCAATCACGTTCGCCGGGCCGCTGGTGCGCTCGACATGGGCACTGCCGTCGCCATACGTCAGCAAGATCCGCGTGAAGGCCAAGCACCTGAGACACAGCGGAATTATCGGCGATTCCGTCTGGAGTGTCGCCGCCGGCCAGCTTGTGGTTGGATCGTTCCAAGAACCGCCGCCCTCCACAAACCCGAGTTGGACGCCGGTTGGACGCTTCATCTCGGTGATCGGGCGGCCGGAAGGAGCCACGCCGTTCTTCAGTGGGAAGGTCACTTCATGGGACCAGACGACGGGCACGGTTGGCGTGACCCCGGACCCCAACGGAATTGTGCAAGCGGGCGACTGCATTGCACTGCGGTTTACTGCGGACGCTTCGAACGCCAGCAACCCGACCTCGATCACGGATTCCGGTTGGCAGAGCACTGTCTATCCCAACGGCATGACGTCTGGCGCGGAGGTCGGCAACCTCGTTCGCGTGATTCAGGGCGCGTCGCGCGGCACGCCGCCGCGGAAGATCGTCGCGAATACGGCGACCAGCATCACGTGGGACCTTCCGATGGTGATCAATCCCGGCGACGTCTGGATTATCGAGGAGCCGACGTGGCCCTATTCCTGCGACACGACCTCCTTCGATAACGGCAACCCGCTGGCGGCGACCACGATCAACATGCCGACCGGCAATTTCGTGGACGAGACACTGCTGATCGCCGGCTTCACGGTGGACGTCAACGGCAATGAGTCTCCGGACGGCGACCAGCCGATCCGCGAGGATTGGATCTTCGGCGCGGAGGGACTCTCCAAGGTCGCCGGGTTGGTTTTTCAGATGCAGGGCACGTTGGGCATCGAATCCAATGCGGCCCAGCCGCTCTATTTGAATGGTCCGGTCACGGTAGGCGACGTGAAGGCTTACGTGCAGGCGGCGCCCACCGGCTCGGGCACCACGTTCACGATCTATGTAGGCGGCGCGGCCTGGCTATCATTGACGATTTCCGCTGGCCAGACGACGGTAGTTGCCACAACATCCCAGATCAAGGCTCTTACCCAGATCCCGGCTAACACAGCGGTTTCCATCGGAATCACTGCGGTGGGGACGACGTTTCCTGGCTCAGACCTTTCAGTTTTCATCTACTCGTAAACGGCGAGTTTCAAATATGACAATCAAAGAGACGCGCATCATTCTGCTGTTACTGCTAGCGGCAAGCGCGGCCGCCGCGCAGACGACCAATGTGACTGGTACGATCACCGATCCCGCCGGCGATCTGCTTTCCGGATCATGCTCGATTCAGGCCGTTGGGCCATTCAGTGCGGCAACTGGCTGGCGGGTCACGGGCGCGCCCATGGTGGTGCCTTTCTCCGGCGGCTCATTCTCCGCAGCCCTGGCGCCCACAGACAGCGCCACGCCATCCGGCCAATACTACAGAGTGACATGCTCCGTGCCGAACCAGACCGTCAGCGGGCGAGCGGTCGGCCCGTATTCGTGGGGACCGCGCTACTGGCTGGTGCCCACCAATACCACAGCCCTGGACATTGGCACGGTTGAGATAACCTCGCCGCCGCCAAGCCCGTCGTGGAAAGTCCTATGGCCGCAGATGGACCAGGGCGGCGCGGCCCTCGGGCAGGTCCCGCAGTGGAATGGATCGAGTTGGATGCCATCGAGCATCACCGTGTCTGGCGGACCTGGGGCAGTGACCAGTGTCTTCGGACGCACGGGTGCTGTGGTGGCGCAATCCGGCGATTACACAACAACACAGGTGCCTGAAGGAACAAACCAGTACTTCACCAATGCGCGGGTGCTGACCGCGATGTCCGGCATCTACGAAAATCCCCTGACTTTCTCAGCGCCGCTGTCGCGGACCGGTAATACGATTACGTGCGCGATGTGCGGGAGCGGTGGAACGTTGAATGGCGACGTTACTGGCGTCTCGAATGCGAATACAGTGGTGGCCCTGCAAGGCCGCGCATTGGCGGCAACAGCACCGGCGGATGCCCAGTATCTGGGGTGGAGCGCGGCGGCGAGCAAATGGCAGCCCATCACCCTGCCGCCGTCGAGCGTACTGAGCGTATTCGGGCGGACCGGCGCGGTAAACTCCCAGACCGGCGACTACGCCTTCTCTCAGATCTCCGGGGCGGCCGCATGGGGCCAGTTGCCGGCGGGCGTGGCGAACACCACCAACAACCTGACCGACATGACGGATCGAGGCGCGGCGCTTCAGAACCTTTATTTCCAGGCGAACGGAACGGGTGTGGTGAATCGTGGTGCCCGCGACAAGTTGCGGGATTTCGTCCACGTCAAGGACTTCGGTGCTCTCGGCGATGGGGCCACCGACGACTCGGCGGCATTCACTGCCGCGTTGGCTGCGGGCGCGACAGAGGTGCGCGCCGATGGCGGCAACTACGTCCTGGCCTCCGTCATCACGATCCCGAAAAGTGAGGCGCTATACTTCGGAGCCGGGACGCACACCGTAGCAGGCATCCTCTTTACCGACTCGACCACGGATCAGACCGGCATCGGAAAGCTCTACTGTGCCGGCTCGGGCCTGACCACAATTCGATTGGCGAATGGAGCGAACCGCGACCTGGTGTCGCAGGTCAACTTCTCATCCCTCACGGGTGCGAACAGTCCGTATGGCCTCTTTCGTGGCGAGATTAACGGCTGCACGTTCGATGCGAACAAGGCGGGACAGTCTGCGGTAAGTTACGGCATCCGGCTGTACGGGCATGGCTTGTATCTACACGATGTGACCGTGCAGAACGCCTACTCGGATGGCATCTACACCGAGTGGGGTATCGACTCGACCTACGCGTCGCCGAATACCGACCTGGAGGGTTATTTCACCGAGATCCGGTCGATGTTCAATGGCAGCAATGGGTGGACGTTCCGGGGACCGCACGATTCGACGTTCACGAACGTGGTGCTATACAAAAACGGAGGATGGGGCTTGCGGGTTGAGACTTCGGCGGCCTACAACGGGAATGGCCATATCTCGAATCTCAACACATACCTGAATTCGAACGGCGGGATCTATTCGAACTCCTCGTTCGACGGCACACAAGTGGAAGCGACGTCGTCGGTCGGGTGGGGCATGTTGATCGACACCGGATCGGGTACGCACAATCTACACGCATCGCAGTTCGCCGGCCCGACCGCTCTGGAGATCAGGGCACCGGGACAACTCATTTCCGGCAATGTAGTCAACTCGACGGCTGCGGCGATCAAACTGAACGGCGGAAGTTGCAACTGTACGGCAACAATGACGAACAACACTGGCTATCAGATCGACTACACGAGCGCCATAGGCGCGTCCATTTTTTTTCTGGAATCGCCGAATGCCATTCCGGGTACTATGTTTCACAACACGCCGCCGCAGGCCGACTTCATCTTCTTCGCGTTCGGTGGCAGTGGGGGAACGAACCGGTACGTATCTCTGCCCGTTGGCACTGTCCATGTGGCCGGATGGTCGCCGCAGTTCCCCCAATCGAATGCCGTGATGGCAGTGATTAACGATGGCTCCCAAGCTGGAAACATCACCGCCACATCGTTTATCGGAACGCCGATTCTCACGCCCGTGAGCTTTGGCAACTTGGGTACGACCAACAACTCGCTCGTGTACTGCACCGACTGTGGGAGCAACGCGAAGCCGTGTGCTGGCGGCGGCAGCGGGTCGCTGGCGTTCCGCAATAACGGGGTCTGGGAGTGCCTTTCGAAGTAGCGACGCGATGCCAGACGCCATTTACAAGCTACAACCGCATCGCACGATGCACTTGCAGGGCTTTGACGACTATGGCGCGGCGGCTGCCCTGTGGGGCGCTTCCGACACCGGCTTCACCGTGTCCGGTGTGTTCCGCGACCTGGCCGACTTCGCCGTGCTGGTCCTATTCCAGAAAGACGATCCGTTCGGTCACCCGCTGTTCTCCTACCTGCCAGATGGCGATCTCACGGGCCTCGTTCTCGATTTCGACGTCACGTGGCAGGGTATTCAATCCTGGGAGTCGCTCAAGAACCCGTGGACCGACTGGAACACGCTCGACTACTCCATCAACGGCGTCGGCCACAACGACGTGAAGTGGTTCGGCTCGTCCGGAATCACGGTCACCTGCAATACGACAGGCCGCACCGGCGCGTCAGCCACCTTCACGCTCAACCTGAACAGCCCGCAGCCCGGCGACAAGGTCACGCTGTGGTATCAGAACCAATCCTTCATCAGCCCCGCGATTTCTGCGGCGCACACAACCACCGATCAGGCCATGTGGTGGCAGGGCAACGCCGCGTATGACCACTCGGTCACAATCGGGTCGGCCACGTACTCCTGTCTGGAAGATTCGCTGAACAGCGCCGGCGTGGCGATCAACATCGCCGGCCAGATCAACGCATCCGATTCGAACTGCACGGCCACCACGGGCGGCACCTATGGCAACGAGATCTTTATCACGTTGAGAAGTGGAATCTCCGGGCCGGTGGCGGTTTCGAGTTCGGACGGATCGGCCGCGGACACGCTCACGCAGACAACCGCCGCATCCATCCTGCAGCCCGTTGCCCAGCAGATCAACGCTGTCAATTGGGTGCTGAACGGCCCCGCCGTGCTCGCCGCCACCGTGGTGGTGCCGAACCAACTGGTGATCACTGCAACGCCGGGCGCCGACGGCAACATGGTGGCGTTCTACCAAACGGACAACAACAGCAGCAGCCGTCTGTACTTCACCGCCACCAACTGGAACTTATCCGGCGGCTCCTCGGACAATGTATCCTGGCACGTTCACATCGACTTTACGGCGCTCGGCTGGAGCAGCGTGGACAAGGTCTGGTGGACCATCGCGCCCGCGCTCCCGAACGGCCAGGCTTACCAGTCAACTGAGTGGCAGGTGGTCGTCACCAACTGGACGGTCGCCAGCACGCCAGCGAGCCAGCGCGCGCTCAACGTGGCCGGGCCAGGATCGGTCCGGATCGAGGAAGACAGTACGTGGGTCAGCACTTCCGGATACTGGGAGGCCGCCCCTGGCAACGATCCCGTGAACGGCGCGTTCGCCTTCTGGAGCCAGGGACGGGCGATCCGGGCGGCGGCGTCCGGTGCCAGCGTCGCCATTGACACGCACTGCCAGTACACACACGACATCTACGTTGGCACGCGCCTCGATACCACCTGCGGCATTGTAGCCGCAACGCTCGACGGCGGCGCGCCCGTGACGCTCGACTGCTACTATCCCGTAGCCACTACTTCCCAAACGCGGCGCCTGCTCTTCTCCGGTGTCGCAGCGGGCCAGCACAGCGTGGTGATCACGCTCTCGGGCAACAAGAACGCGTCGAGCCAGGGCTGGTACTTCTATTTCGACTTCCTCGAATGCGCAGTGGCGAGCGCCGTTCCCGATCCGGCGACGACGACCACAGCCGTGGGGGTAGCGACCGACTTCGACACGGACAACACGTACAAGCTATCGCCGCAGAGGCTAGTGTGGAACATTCAGAAGCTCGGGCTGCTGGGCGAGATCGACCACTATTGTGGCGTCTTCTGGTGGAAACAATCCGTCGCGTCCAATCCCGCGTATCCCACATGCACGGTCACGTTCTCCGGGAGTTGGAACGATCAGGATGTCGTCTGGCTGTACATCGGCGGCTCCGCGATCGGCAAGACGGTGTTCGGCGGGCAGGACAACAGCAACACCATAGCCCGGCACTTTGCCAACTTCATCAGCGCGATCTTCGACGGCGTCTGGGCAACGGCCTCCGGCAGCGTCCTCACGATCACTTCCCATTCGTTCGGAAGCGTGTGGCAGTACCACGTGTACACGGCACTGCCCGCTTCGAACACCGGCAGCGGCCAGGCCGCGGTGACCGGAGATCTTCAGGGCGGAACCTATGGTGTGACGTGGGTGATCGACCCTACCCAGACGCCGGTGCTCAATCGGGCGTTCCGCGA